GTTTTGAGATCTTGAAGTATATTTATATTAGAACTCCAACAAATCTAACCTAACATGGCAGAAACTCTTATCTCACCTGGCGTATTAGCTACTGAGACTGATCAAAGCTTTATCGCTCCTGCAGCTATTGAAGCAGGCGCAGCTATTATCGGTCCAGCAGTAAAAGGACCGGTAGAAGAACCAACACTCGTAACGTCTTACGGCGATTACGTAAGAACGTTTGGTACTACTTTTGAATCCGGTTCTGGTAAATTCGAATTCTTAACATCTTTAGCAGCTAAATCATACTTCCAGCAGGGAGGTACTACATTACTGGTAAGTCGTGTTGTGTCTGGCTCTTTTGGAGCCGCAACAAGCACGTTTATCGATGCTGCAGAAGCTTCCTTAACAGCACAGCCGTTTACACTTGAGACTCTCGGCAAAGGCGCTCTTTTAAATAACGCTACAGCATCCGTTGACCCAGGGACGCAGAACAGTGACAGTTCCCTAGTTTCCGGATCTGCAGATAATATCAGATGGGAGATCTCAAACGTTAACAACGTTACAGGTACGTTCTCTTTATCGATTCGCCGTGGAGATGACAATCTTAAGAACAAAGTTGTTCTTGAAACGTTCAACAACCTGTCTCTTGATCCTAATTCTCCAAACTACATTGAGGCAGCTGTAGGTAATCAGGCTAAAACGAAAACGACTGATGGAGATGTAGTATATTTTACTACTACGGGAGAATATACGAACAAGTCCAAGTACGTCCGGGTTGCTTCAGTAAACCTGCCCACGCTCAATTATGTAGGTACGGACGGGTTAACCGTAGGTACTGATGGTACATACAGCTATAGCGGATCACTCCCGGTAGCAAGCTCAGGTTCTTTCTTCGGAGCAACTGGAAACACTTATAGATCAACTGCAGCTGGTAACTATTTCTCTAATATAACTGGTGGAGATACTCAGGGACTAAGTGCTCTTACAGATTATACGGATGCTATTTCCATTCTGGAAAATCAGGATGAATACGTCTTTAATATTATTTCTGCTCCTGGGCTATGTTACGATCTTGCAAATCACTCAACACCTATCGATTCAATTATTTCACTTGCAGAGACTAGAGGAGATTGTATTGCGGTAGTTGATTTACATTCACACGGTGCAAGTGTATCAAATGTAATCGATAAAGCAGCAAGTGTAAACAGCTCCTACGCAGCAGCTTACTGGCCATGGTTGCAGACAAAATCTGCCACTGGCAAGAACGTCTTTGTACCAGCCTCGGTATTCATTCCAGGTCTATACGCTTTCACGGATAGTGCAGCAGCTCCTTGGTTTGCTCCTGCCGGTCTTACAAGAGGTGGTATCGTTGGAGCCATTCAGGCCGAGCGTAAGCTTACAAAAGGCAATAGAGATGATCTCTACACGGCTAACGTTAACCCGATCGCTACTTTCCCTGGAACAGGTATTGTCGCATTTGGACAGAAGACACTTCAGAAGAAAGCTTCTGCTCTTGACCGTGTAAACGTAAGACGTCTTCTGATTGATCTTAAGAAGTTCTTCTCCGATACTGCTAAACAGCTTGTATTTGAGCAGAACACGATTACAACGCGTAATACGTTCTTAGGCATTGTTAACCCCTACCTTGAGTCGGTAACACAGCGTCAGGGACTCTACGCTTACAGAGTCGTAATGGACGATACGAACAATACAGCAGACGTAATTGATCGCAACTTCCTGATCGGGCAGATATTCATCCAGCCAGCTAAAACGGCTGAGTTTATTCAGCTTGACTTTACAATCGAGCCTACAGGTGCAACATTTGTAGCATAATTTGATAACCAACTATTTATAGTAAATAAATAAAACAAAGACATGGCAGTACTTGACTCAAACGAGATTATGTTCAGAGCGTTCGAACCTAAGGTTCAGAATAGATTTATCCTCTATACGGATGCTATTCCGGCCTTCATGGTTAAGACGATCACGACTCCGAGCTTCACAGACGAAGAGGTAAAACTCGATCATATTAACACCTATCGCAAGATTCGTGGCAAAAGAGAATGGGGCAATGTAGATATGACTCTATATGATCCGATTACTCCTTCCGGTGCACAGGCTATCATGGAGTGGGCTCGCCTCTCTTATGAGTCAGTAACCGGCCGCGCAGGCTACTCCGACTTCTACAAAAAAGATCTTACGCTGAACCATCTTGGTCCGGTTGGAGACATCGTAGGAGAGTGGATTATCAAAGGAGCCTTTATCGTAGATGCATCGTTTGGAGACTATGACTGGTCTAGCTCCGACGTTGCTGAGATTAGCGTAACCGTTGCCATGGACTATTGCGTACTCAACTACTAATAGAAGGTTAGAAAATAACAAGAAAGTAAGTCCC